TTGTATCGATGCATGGATGTCTGTTCCAGCATCCGCCGCAGAACGACCCTGTTCTTTGGAATCGTTGATGATTCGGTCGATGTATTCCTTTTCAGGCTCGTCTGGGCGGCGTGGAAGCGTGAGCGCCGCATACAACACCTGCTGTTGCATCCAAGCCAGCAAGGCTGGTTTCGCGGCGATGTTAAGGATTGTAGTGACACTGGGCACCAAGTTCATCGTGCGGGCGTCGCGCAGGGTGGTGTTACGCATCCCGCCCTTCTTGGCCTCTACGGTGTACATAGGCACCCCGTCACGGGTGTACCAGTGATTTGACTCAGATGCTCGTGGTGCTGATGCTTGTAGCATTTTCTCTCTCCAATTTTTTCTTTGCGTGATAAGCCTTCACTGCGGCACCTATTCTTGCTCGGCCCTCTGCGCTCATTGTTGATTGCTTCCGAGGCTTCTTTGTCTCTGGTGCTTTGCCCTCTAACGCCTTGACTTTTGCTTTCAGGTACAAAATCTCAGTGTTCGCGTCAGCAAGGCTAAACCGCAAACTTTCAATCGCGTTTTGTATATTGATTTTTTCTGTTGATGAGATAAACATTGCTAATCTCCTTAAACTTTGTTTTCGTCGATGCGGTGATCACCACACCAATCGGTCATGTAGACCACGGGGTAGCCGTTCATGGTGGGGGCGTGACGGCGGCATCGACCCACCTGAATCAGCGCATTGACATCTGAGTTTGAAGTTCCAATGCGTTGTTTTGGAACAAACCAAATACAGGTCAGGCATTTCATACCGCTTGATCGTTGTGCCCAAGGGTCTTTTTGTGCCCAAGGTTCTTTTTCAGTTTCAATCATTGCCACTCTCCCTTGTTACTTAAAACGGTATGTCGTCGTCCATGTCGTCAAAGCCTGAACCTTTGGAGGCACTTGCGGCTTTGGCGGATTGATTGCCACGGGCTTGCCACTCAGGTGACTGCTCGATCTTGGCGCGAAGGTTGTCACTGAAGGTCTCAAACATATCCATGTCTGGGCTTTCAATGTAGAACGCGGCGCACTTGTTGTGGCCTTCAGGCAGGTTCGCCTTCATGGCCTTGGGCACCGAGTTAATGTTGGCAATGTTGGTGTACTCTTTGCCGTTGTTGCCCATCGCTTTTGTGATGGCAATCATGGCCCAAGCACCAAGCACATTGTCAATTTGGAATCCACGCAACTCGTCAGCAGTGAACTCTTTCCCGCGCCAAGTCTGTAGGTCTTTTCGCAGAGTGGCTTTCTCAGCCAGTGACAGCGTGAAGTTTTTGCTGATCGACATTGGCTCGTTCTTGGCCGTGACCAATGGTTTGCCTGCGTCGTCTTCACCATGCACCTCAAACTGCAACATCACCTTTGGCAGATTTTTGATCTGGCCGAGGTATTCGCTCTTTTGTGTGCCAAGGTCAACGATGCGGTAGCACCGCGCCAAGTACATCCCCGGGGGCACTGGGGTAAAGGTTCCGCCGCCGCCACTTTCTCTCGCTATTAAAGCCATCATTCGCTCCTAGTTTCAGTTGATTTTGGCCGTCTGGTCACTCCGCATTCAAAGCGGATGATGTTCCAGTCGTCCTCGGTTGCAACGCCTGTCTCAGCCCGTTCTAGGGCTTCCTCAAGCATCTGTTGCCTCTCCAGCATTGCTTGGTTGTATTCGCTGTTCATACACTCTCCCTTCGCTGTTGATGTGTAGGTATCATACACACTTTAACTTATTTTGCAATAGTGCTTGCATAATTGATTTTTTGGTGTATGATCAAGTTTCACTAACACAAGGAGTCAGGATGACACTAGAGGATTTTTTTGAAGACAAGCCAAGGGGGGCGAAGATTGCTTTGGCGCGACACTTGGGTATCACCAAGCAGTGGATGGCCGCACTCATAACAGGTAGTGGGCTGGCAAGCGCAGAGGTTTGCGTTGCCATTGAACGGTACACAAAAGGCAAGGTGTTGCGTGCAACATTGCGGCCCGACATTTTTGGAGACATCAAGTGATCTGGTACAAATTCTATTTGGGCGACTACATCACACACACCAACCATCTGTCGGATGCCGAAGACTTGGCATACCGCCGCCTGCTTGATTTGTACTACATCAGCGAGAAGCCAATCCCGCTTGAGACCGAGTCTGTGGCACGCAAAATCCGCCTTGATTTGGACATAACCGAATCGGTTTTGGAAGAATTCTTTGACAAGGGTGTTGACGGGTATCGCAACAGTCGTTGTGATGCTGAAATCGCGAAGTACCAACATCAAGTCGAAAATAATCGACAACTCGGAAAGCGAGGCGGCAGGCCGAAGAAAACCGAATTGGAAACCGAATCGAAACCGAAAACGAACCCTAAACAGATACAGAAACAGAATAAGAATATATCGTCGGCCAAGCCGACAACAACACGATTCGACGACTTTTGGTCATCGTGGCCTTTGTCCAAGAGGAAGGTTGCCCGCGCCGAATGTGAGAAGAAGTGGGCCAAGCACGACCTCGACATGGTGGCCGACACAATCATTGCCAGCGTGAACAAGTTGAAGCGCACCGAGCAGTGGACATCAGGCTTTGACCCTGCGCCTTTGACTTTCATCAACCAGCGCCGCTGGGAAGACGATGCAGGCGAACAGCAGGCAACAGGGCGGAGGGTGATATGACCCCAGCCGAGCGTTTTGTTTCGCGTCTAGGCAAGGTCAGGGGCCGTAACGGTTCATGGACTGCGCAGTGCCCAGCACACGAGGACAAGTCACCATCGCTGTCAGTTCGGGAGACCGAAGATGGCCGCGTGCTGGTGCATTGTTTTGGTGGATGCGCGGTGCATGATGTGGTTGGTGCAGTCGGCATGGACATGAACGACCTGTTTCCACCAGACGACAAAAAGCGCGACTGGAACGATACAGGCAAACCCAAGGTCAAGCCAGCGTTCTACGCCAGCGACCTCTTACGCATTGCGTCGTTTGAGTGTTTGGTGGTGATGCTTGCGGCTTATGACATGAGCAAGGGTAAACAACTCAGCGATGAGGACATGGAGCGATTAAAAGTGGCACAACAGAGAATTGAGGAGGTAGTGGTATATGCAGGTGTCTGAGATACAAAAACGGGCCAAGGAATTGGACGAGGCGCGTCGCATTCGGATTGTCAAACCTGATGAGGTTGACTTCGAGAAGTACATCAAAGCCAACGACATTGGTCAGAAGGTGCGCGATGCAGAGGGGTTCTTGGAGGAGGTGCGAGAAGACTTCATCAACCCAAAGGAAGAGCCACAGCAGACTATGCCGTGGCCGAAGACGCACCAAGGTTTTGGTTTTCGCGCAGGTGAGGTGACGCTGTACGCTGGCGGCAACGGTGGCGGCAAATCAATGGTCACAGGTCAGATTGCATTGCATTTGATCAAGCAGGGCCAGAAGGTAATGATTGCATCGTTTGAGATGAAGCCCAAGCGAACGCTGACTCGTATGCTTCGCCAGTTTGCAGGCGAGAACATTTACAACCCGATGTATGTCAACAAGCAAAAACATTTGCTGGATTTGGTTGACCGTCTGCAAATGTTTTCATACAACAAGTTGTGGCTGTATGACCAGCAGGGCACAGTGACATCACAGCAGGTTATCGCGGTGTCGCGTTACAGCGCCGTTGAGTTGGGCGTGCAACACATCTTCATTGACTCGCTGATGAAGTGTGTTTCTGGTGAGGACGACTACAACGCACAGAAAATGTTTGTTGACGAATTGACTGCGCTGGCGCGTGATCACAATGTTCACATTCATTTGATCCACCACATTCGCAAGTTGGCAAGCGAAGAGATACAGCCAAATAAAAACGACATCAAAGGATCGGGCGCGATCAGTGACCAAGTTGACAATGTGTTGATGGTCTGGCGCAACAAAAAGAAAGAACACCAAGCGCAGACTGGCCCTGTCGATCCAATGATTCCAGATGCTATGTTGATGTGCGAGAAGCAAAGGAATGGCGAGGCTGAAGACTGGTACTCGCTTTGGTATCACAAAGACAGCCAGCAGTTTGTTGAGTACGACAACAGCGTGCCGATGTCTTTTGACAATGGAGGAAGATTTTGAATGACACGCAGGAAAAAATTGCTAGAGACCGTGAGCATATGCACCGCTGTCTCGTTCGGGAAGTCATCAAGATGCGCATTAAAGATCGCGATGGTGCATACCGTTGGCTCCGTGGCTACAGTGACAACGCTGGGCGTTGGAAGAAGGGGTGGAACGAACTTCACCCCAAATCAAAACTTGAAGACGATGTTAGAGACCAATGGTCTAAAGGTAACCGAGGTAACGAAGGAGAATGGAAATGACAAAGCAAGACGCTGAACTTAGCCCTTTAGCAAGGCAATTACTTGGCAGTTCTGGGGCCATGAAGTTATACACACAGACTGAATTTGATGATGCCTTGAGAGAAGCGAAAGCGGAGATCATGGCAATTGCAATTCAGACCAGCAAACAGGCAATTGCAATCGAGCGCAACGCGTGTGCCGACCTTGCGTTGCAGTGG